GTGAAGGCGACGCCGAGGCTGAACGACGACCAGATCGCGCCGCCTGAGGACTGGCGCACCTGGGTGCTGCTGGGCGGGCGCGGGTCGGGCAAGACCTTCGCCGGCGGCTTCTGGATGAACGAACTGGCGCGGGGCGCGGATCGGACCTTCGCCCTGGTCGGTACGGCGCTGCACGACGTGCGCGAGGTGATGGTCGAGGGGCCGTCGGGGCTGAAGGCTCAGGCCACGGCCGACAATCGGCCGCGCTGGGAAGCGGGGCGGCGACGGCTGGTCTGGCCCTCGGGCGCGGCGGCCTATGCGTTTTCGGCCGAAGACCCGGACAGCCTGCGCGGGCCGCAGTTTCACGCCGCCTGGGCGGACGAGTTCTGCGCCTGGAGGAACATCGAAGCGACGCTGTCGAACCTGAGGTTCGGCCTGCGGCTGGGGACGGACCCGAAGCTGGCGATCACGACGACGCCCCGGCCGATCCCGGCCCTGAGGCGGCTGTTGGCCGAGCCGGGCGTGGCGACGGCCCGGCTGGCGACGAAGGACAACGAAGCCAATCTGGCGCCGGGGTTCCTGGGCCATTTGCAGAGCCTCTACGCCGGGACGCGGCTGGAGGCGCAGGAGATGGAAGGGCTGGTGGTCGAGGCCGACGGCGCCCTGTTCCGGGCCGAGGATCTGGCGCGGGCGCGGGGGAGCCGTCCGGCGAAGTTTGAGCGGGTGGTGGTGGCGGTCGATCCGCCCGCCAGCGCCCACGGCGACGCCTGCGGGATCGTGGTGGCGGGACGCTGGGACAGGACGGGCTATGTGCTGGCCGACCGTTCGGCGCGCGGCCTGTCGCCCGCCGGGTGGGCGCGGCGCGTGGCCGAGACCGCGCGCGAGTTCGACGCCGACCTGGTGCTGGCCGAGGCCAATCAGGGCGGGGAGATGGTGCGCGCCCTGCTGGGCCAGGCGGACTGTCCGGCGCAGGTGAAGCTGGTTCACGCCAGCCGGTCCAAGAAGGCGCGGGCCGAGCCCGTGGCGGCGCTCTACGAACAGGGGCGCGTGGTCCACTGCGGGGCGTTCCCGGCGCTGGAGGAAGAGATGATGGCGCTGGGGAGCGAGGCGCCGGGGGGCAAGAGCCCGGACCGGGCGGACGCCCTGGTGTGGGGGCTGACGCACCTGCTGCTGGCCGGGAAGACGCAGCCGAGGCTGCGGGCGTTGTGAGCGCTTCGAACTGTAAAATTCGAATGGCAAAGCTTGTTAAAGAACGTAGGTTAGTCGGGAGTCTTTCGAACAACGAAAAGAGATCATGGTGCTGCAGAAGATACGGATGAGCTTGGTCGCAGTCTTAGTGGCGATGGGGCTCTGGGCGACAGCGGGAAGCGCCTTGGCTCAGCGGGTCGAGCATGACGTGGCGGGGACCATGACGACCATGGTCGATAATAACCCCGATCGCATCGGGCAGGTGGTTACCGCGCCCGCAGGCTATGATCGTGTGAAGCGGTTCACTTATTGGATCGAGCCGGGCGCGAGCGGTGTGACGGTGCGGCCGGCGGTCCGAGGCTATGATTCCGTCTCGGATCGCTATGCCGATCAGGTGATTGAGACGGGGCCGGACCAGACCTTGTCGGGGACGACGGCGAGGGCCGTCACGTTTGACTTCGACGCGCCGGTCGTCGCGGGCCAACAGTATATGCTGGCGCTGGAAGTCGTGAGCGGCGACGGCAAGATCGAGGTGGTCGACCCGGGCAGTTATGCTGATGGGTTCTGGCTGCAGGTCTATTTCAATTCGCCATTGCTCTTCCCGAACAAGGACGCCCGCTTCCGTGCCGAGTTCGGTCAGGCGGCGCCTGCGGCCATTCCGACAATGACGGAGTGGGCGATGATCCTGATGGCGCTGGCGATGGCTGGGGGAGCAGCGGTCGTGTTGCAGCGGCGTAGGACTGCAGCGGGTTAAACCGCTTCCGACATAATGAGGTCGAGCGCGGCCCCGGTCTGAGAAGGATCGGGGCCTTTTGCTGTCTGGAGGTTGAGAATGGGATGGTGGCGATTGCAGAGGCGCGCAGCGGAGCCGGCCTATGAGGAAAAGACATCGCGCACCGGGCCGCTGATCGCTCTGACCGGGGCGGGCCGGGCGCGGTGGACGCCGCGCGACTATGCGCATCTGGCGGACGAGGGGTTCGGCAAGAACGCCGTGGCCTATCGCTGCGTGCGGATGATCGCGGAGGCGGCGGCCTCGACGCCGCTGATGGTGATGGTCGGGGGCGTGCGGAGCGCGGACCATCCGCTGGCGCGGCTGATCGACAAGCCCAATCCCGAGCAGTCATGCGGGGAGTTCATGGAGGGGCTGTATGGCGCGCTCCAGACGGCGGGCAACGCCTATGTCGAGGCGACCGGAGACGCGGATGGCGACGGCGCGCCGGATGAACTGTGGGCGCTGAGGCCCGACCGGGTGAAGGTGGTCCCCGGAAGGGCGGGCTGGCCGGAAGCTTATGAATACGCAGTCGGCGGGCGGTCGGTGCGGATCGCGCGGCATGGCGACGGCTGGTCGCCGGTCATGCACCTGAAGCTGTTTCATCCGACGGACGATCATTACGGATTTTCGCCGCTGGAGGCGGCGGCCTTCGCCATCGACGTGCACAATGCGTCTGGGGCCTGGAACAAGGCGCTGCTGGACAATGCGGCGCGGCCGTCGGGGGCGCTGGTTTATGGCGCCAAGGATGGCGAGCGGCTGACGGCGGATCAGTTCGAGGCGCTGAAGGCGGAGCTGGGCGAGGCCCATGCCGGGGCGCGGAACGCCGGGCGGCCGCTGCTGCTGGAAGGCGGGCTGGACTGGAAGCCGATGAGCCTGACGCCGCACGACATGGACTTCATCGCCGGGAAGCACGCCGCGGCGCGGGAGATCGCCCTGGCGTTCGGGGTGCCGCCGCAACTGCTGGGGATACCCGGCGATGCGACCTACGCCAACTATCGCGAGGCGAACGCGGCCTTCTGGCGCGGGACGGTGATCCCGCTGGTGAGGAAGGCGGCCGGGGCGATGACAGGGTGGCTGGGGAGCCGCTTCGTCGATTGCCGGATCGAGCCGGATCTGGATGCGGTTCCGGCCCTTCAGGTCGAGCGGGACGCGCTGTGGGCGCGGCTGAATGCAGCGAGCTTCCTGACCGAGGACGAGCGGCGCCGGATGGCGGGGGTGGGCGAGTGATGGAAGCGATGAAGAAGATGCCCGTCGCCCTCATCGCAGCGCTGCTGGTGCAGACCATCGGCGGTCTGGTGTGGGCCGGCGGGGCGGCGGCGCGGATCGCGACGCTGGAGCAGCGCGTGGACGAGCAGAGGCTGGTCGCCGAGCGCCTGGCGCGGCTGGAGGCGCAGGGCGAGGCGACACGCGCCGCGGTCGAGCGGATCGAGCGGCGGCTGGAGGAGAAATGATGGCGGCAACAAGCCGGACAAGGGCGGGGCTGGCGATCGCCGGCTACGCCTCCCTTTGGGGCGTGGCGGACCTGAATGGGGACGTGACGGCGCGCGGCGTCTTCGCCGACAGCCTGGCCAAGACCGGCGCGGGCGGGGTGCGGATGCTGCACCAGCATGAGAGCCGCGCCGTGGTCGGCGTCTGGGACCGGATGGTCGAGGACGAGCGGGGCCTGTGGGTCGAGGGGCGGATCGAGGACTGGTCCGCCGAGGCCCGCTACGCCGCCGCCCTGACGCGCGCCGGGGCGCTGGACGGCCTGTCGATCGGCTTTCGTGGGACGAAGGCGCGGCGCGACGGGCGGCTTAGGGTGCTGAGCGCGGCGGAGCTGTGGGAGGTGTCGCTGGTGACGTTTCCGATGCTGCCGGGCGCGCGGTTTCAGGCGCGGGGGGCGGCGGGCTGATCCGGCGTCAGTCGGGCGAGGCCAGCGGGCGGTCGTCGCGACGTCCGTGCAGGCCGGGGGCCTCCTGGGCGTGGCCGCGCAGGGCGATGGCGCAGGATTCAGGGGTCTGGCGCGAGGCGACGGCGGGGCTGGCGCCTCGGTCATAGGCGGCCCGGAGCGCGCGGCGTTCCGTCTCGTCGGCGGTCGGGGCGTGGCGGCGCAGATGGGCGGCGAAGCCCTGTTCGCCCGAAGGGGCGCGATTGAAGCGCTCGCACGCCCCCAGGGTCTCGAACAGGCGGGTCTGCAGGGAAGCGTCGGCGGAGAGACGGCTCTGTTGAAGGGGCATGGCGGCTGTTTCCGGCGTCGCGCACGACGGGAGAAAGGCGGCGGACAGGGCGATTATGACGAGTTTGAGCATTAATCCTTCCTGCATGAACGAGGACGCCAACACGCCAGCGCGAAGGCGCAACAACGGCTGTGGCGCGACCTGCTGAAGCAAGATCGAGACGCGGCGTCCCAGCCGCGTCTCCAGCGTAACCGCATCGTGCGGTTCTAACATCGGAGACACCATGAAAGAGACCAAGACCGTCTCGGGCAACCCCGAGGCGCGCGCCGCCATGCATGAGATGATGGCCGCGTTCGAGGCGTTCAAAGGGGCGAACGACGCCCGTCTGGACGAGATCGAGAAGAAGGCGTCGGCCGATGCGCTGCTGGAGGAGAAGGTGGCGCGCATCGATCAGGCCGTGGCGCAGGCGCAGGCGCGCATGGATCGCGTGCTGAGCGAGAGCCGCCGTCCGATGCTGGGCGCCGAGCCGCCCGCTGTAGTCGCGGCGCCGGAGGCCAAGGCGGCGTGGGACGGCTATATGAAGTCGGGCGCCTCGCATGGCCTGGAGCTGAAGGCGGGGTTGTCGTCGGCGTCGAACTCGGCGGGCTATGTCGTGCCGCCGGAGACGGAGCGCGCCATCGAGCGACGCCTGATGGCGGGCTCGCCAATGCGCGAGATCGCCACGGTGCGCACCGTCGGCTCAGGCGTGTTCAGGAAGCCGGTGTCGACGGCGGGCGTGCAGGCCGGCTGGGTGGCCGAGACGGCGGCGCGGCCGGAGACGGACCCGGCGACCCTGGCGCTGCTGGAGTTTTCGTCGGCCGATCTCTACGCCTGTCCGGCGGCGACGCAGAGCCTGCTGGACGACGCCCTGATCGACCTGGACGAATGGCTGGCGGCCGAGGTCGAGGACGCCTTCGCGGCGCAGGAGACGGCGGCCTTTGTCAGCGGCGACGGGGTCAACAAGCCCAAGGGCTTTCTGGCCTACGCCAATGCGGCCGAAGGAACGCAGACCTGGGGCCAGATCGGCACGGTGGCGTCGGGGGCTGCGGGCGGTTTCGCCTCGACCAACCCGGCGGACAAGCTGATCGACCTGATCTATGCGCCCAAGGCTCAGTATCGGCCGAACGGGCGTTTCGTGATGAACCGACGCACGGTTTCGGCGGTGCGCAAGTTCAAGGATGCGGACGGGAACTATGTCTGGTCGCCGGCCACGCGGCCGGGCGAGACGGCCAGTCTGCTGGGCTATCCGGTCACTGAGATCGAGACGATGCCGGATGTGGCGGCGAATAGTCTGTCGATCGCGTTCTGCGACTTTGCGCGCGGCTATCTGATCGTCGATCGCGCGGGGGTGCGGGTGCTGCGCGATCCCTATTCGGCCAAGCCCTATGTGCTGTTCTACACGACCAAGCGCGTGGGCGGCGGGGTGCAGAACTTCGACGCGATCAAGCTGATGAAGTTCGCGGCTTCGTAAGGGCGGCGAACGAGAGCCCTCTCCCCTTGTGGGAGAGGGAGGGGCCCGCCGCGTGAGCGGTGGGAGGGTGAGGGGTTTCGCGCGGTGCGACCCCTCATCCGTCCGCCTTCGGCGGCCACCTTCTCCCACAAGGGGAGAAGGAAAAGGGACATAGGAGATTTGAATGACCGCACCCGTGAGCCTCACGGAGGCGAAGCTGTTCCTGCGCGTCGAGCATGAGGCGGAGGACGGGCTGATCCAGACGCTGATCGACGCGGCCAGGGCGCGGGTGGAGGGGGAGGTGGGCTTGAGCCTGACCTCGACCTCGCCGGCGCCGCTGAGGCTGGCGGTGATGATGCTGGTGATGCGCGCCTATGAGCGCGGCGACGGCGAGATGAGCGCCGCGCCGGTCGAGGGGTGGATCGCACCCTATCGCGTGGTGCGGCTGTGAGCGCGGGCGCGATGAAGGTGCTGGCGTCGCTGGTGCGGCCGGTGGCGACGCAGACGCCCTATGGCGGGCAGGTCGTCAGCTATGAGCCGGTCGGGTCGCTGTGGCTGGCGCTGGGCGCGCGCAGGCGGCGCGAGCGGACGGAAGGCGGCGTGAGGCGCGGCGTCGAGACGCTGAGCGCGACGGTGCGGACCGATCCACGGCTGGAGGAAGGGCTGGTCGCGCGCTTCGGCGGGGCGGACTGGGGCGTGGTGAGGATCGAGGCCGATCCGAAGGCGGCGGGCCGGGTGCGGCTGGATCTGGAGCGGGCGCGATGAAGGATCATGAAGGGGCGCTGGTGAAGGCGCTGATCGCGCATCTTGGCGGAGACGGGGCGTTGCAGGCGCTGCTGGGCGATCCGGCGCGGATCTGGGATGAGCCGCCGCAGGGGGCGGAATTTCCGCATCTGCTGATCGGGCGGTGCGAGAGCCGGCCGCTGAATGCGGACGGCGGCGGGGTGGAGCAGCGGCTGACCCTGACCTGCGCCAGTCGGTTCAGGGGGCTGGAGGAGGCGCGGGCCGTGGCGGCGGCGGTGCGGGCGCGGCTCGCCGATGCGCTGCTGGAGGCGGACGGGGTGAAGGCGGTCAACGTGGCGGTGACGTTCACGGACCTGTTCCGCAGCCCGGATCTGAAGCGGGCCTGGGCGGTGATGCGGCTGAGAGCCGTGACGGAGGAAATCTGAGATGAGCGCACAACGGGGCAAGGACATCCTGCTGAAGGTCGAGGGCGCGGGCGGCGCCTTCACGACCGTGGCGGGGCTGAGGGCGAGGACGATCTCGCTGAACGCCAAGACGGTGGACGCGACCGACAGCGACAGCGCGGGGCGGTGGCGCGAACTGCTGGCGGGGGCGGGCGTGAAGGCGGCGGCGGTGTCGGGGCAGGGGATTTTCCGCGACGCGGCGTCGGACGCCCTGATCCGCGAGGCCTTCTTTGAGCAGGCGGCGAAGACGTGGCGGCTGATCGTGCCGGATTTCGGCGTGCTGGAAGGACCGTTCCTGGTCGCGGCGTTGGAATATGCTGGCGAGCATGAGGGCGAGGCCAGTTTTGCGCTGAGCCTGGCCAGCGCGGGCGCGATCAGTTTCGAGGCGCTGTGATGGCGAACGGCGTGCGGGGCGAGGTCGCCGCGAGGCTGGCGGGGGCGGAGCGGACGCTGTGCCTGACGCTGGGGGCGCTGGCGGAGATCGAGACGGGGATGGGCGTGGCCGGGATGGCGGCGTTGGCCGAGCGGATGAAGGCGCTGTCGGCGCGGGATTTGATGGTGGTGTTGGCGGCCCTGCTGCGCGGGGGCGGCGAGACGGCGCTGGCGGACGGACTGGCGTCGGCGCCGGTCGATGCGCGCGAGGCGGCGGAGGCGGTGGCGAAGGCCTTTGCCGCGGCGGCGTGAACACTCCGTGGGGAGAGATGATGCAGGCGGCGGCGCGGATGGGCGTGGGGCCGGAGGGCTTCTGGCGGCTGTCGCTCAAGGAGTGGCGGATGCTGACGGCGGGGCCGGCGCAGGCGGCGCCCTTGGGGCGCGGCGAACTGGAGCGGATGCAGGAGATGTGGCCGGATGACTGATGGTTTCAGGCCGGACGGGATCGACGCCGTGCCGGTGAAGGCGGCTGAGGCGGCGGCGGCGCTGGAGGCGCTGAAGGAGCCGGCGGAGCGGGCGGCGGCCTCGATCGAGGACGCCTTCGGACGGGCGGGGGCCAGTCTGACCCGCTCGCTGGCGCGGGCGGCGGCGGACGGGCAGGTGACGCTGGCCGAACTGGCGCGGGCGGTGCTGAACGCCGTCAATGCGGCGGCGGGCGTGCGCGGCGGAGGTCTGTCGGGCGCCATAGCGGCGGCGATAGGCGGCTTCGGCGGCGCGCGGGCGGACGGCGGGCCGGTGCTGGGCGGGGGCGCCTATCTGGTCGGCGAGCGCGGGCCGGAGGTGTTTCGCCCGGCGGGCGCCGGGACGATCGAGCCGATGGGCGGTCACTCTGGCTCTGGGGGCGGCGTGACGGTGAACGTCACGGTGGACGGCGGCGCCGAGGGCCTGTTGCGGTCAGAGACGCAGATCGCACGGATGCTGGCGCGGGCGACGGCGCTGGGCGCGCGCTGA